ATAGCATACCATTATCGAGTTCATTTGCCCTCGTTGTTCTGTATTTACAAGTCTTACATAACTTGTATTTCTTTCTACGCTTCTGTACTGTTTCTTTATGTATTGTGATATAACTGCTCTTCTTTACATATGCCATATTATAACATCCTCTGTGTGCTTCTATTTTGCCCCTATTTTCCATTTTATATTTTAGGTGTATATTTTATAGGGTTACTACTTAATCAGGGTCGTATACCTCATTTCCCCAGTCCTCATCATCTTCTTCTGTAATCCATTCGCTATCATCTTCCACACTGCTTTCTAATGGTAAACCATTTTCAGCTCTTTGAATTTGTTCCTCAATTTCCTCTGTTGGTTTGTAGCCTGTTCCTTTTGGCATAAGATTAATAACAATTTGCTGTTGCTGTTCTCCACCGCTGTTCTGATACAGGTCTAACTTTTCCATCATTTCTGTTACATCACGAATAGCGTTCACATCACCAGAAAGTCCTTTTTTGAATAATGCAACCATTAATAACATTTCATTTGTTAGATGTTCTCCTTCAAAACCAAGACTGTTTAACAGCTTCTTTTGTTTTTCATTGCTTACCTCAGAACCAAGAATTACAGACATAACTTTTTGAATCTGCATCCTTTCACGCTTTTCCTGTTTCCTTTTTTCTACGTTTGCCTTTCTTGCTTCAATTCCTTTTCTGGCAATTGCTCTACGTTCCTCTGGACTACGTTGTGATAATGGAATTAGATTTGCCATTCTTCTTTCTTTTCCTGTCAGTTCTTCTTTGTTTTTTGTTTTCTTTGTTTCTGCCACTTTGTTTTGTTCAACTCCTTTTAATTTTGTTTTTTTTTATATTTTCACTTCAATAAATATTCCTATATGTTTAAATAGCCGGGAACATAGTCCCGGCATATTATCAATATTAGTTATGTTTTTACAATATGTTGGAAATAACACAAAAGAAAATACACATATCCATGCACCACTACATATAGTGAAATAAAACATGAAAGAAAGAAAATGTAAATATGGCTGTTTATTCACGCTCTCTGCTTTCAGAATTTAATTTAATAGTTACAAACTTTATTTACTCAAAATACTTTGGAGGACTTTGAAATAAATATGTGCTTCTCCTTTCTCATAACCAATATTGATATTTCTATATTAAGGCAGATATTTTTCTGGCTATCACTCTTGGCTTTATCCTGCTTGCCACTCCGTTATTTATATATATTATATTACCACAAACAGATTTATTTGTCAACTCTTTTTTCTATATAAATAATAAAACTGGTCAAAATTCTTTTTCGTTTCTCTGTTCCTGCTGTCCCTTAACATCTGATTGATTTTTTGAAACTCTATGTATTTTTCACAATTCGTATGGCAATATATTGTTCTTTCTTCGCACCAATAGCACGGTGCTTTTATATTCTCATTCATTTTAATTTTCCACGGTTACTTAGATATTCTTCCAACTCATACAAGTACTGTATTGCTTCGCCTGCATTGTCTTTTCTCATAACTATATAGCCGTCCTCGTCTAATAGAGTAAATCTTTGTTTTGGTATCGGTATTGTTTTTCCTCCATGTTTCTGCACATTTGTATATAACTGTCTGATATATGCCAGAATGAATACAATAGCGACACTATATATAAATGCTTTCACGGGTTCTACGTTCTGATATACGAGCCATACAGGAAAAATAATCTGAATAACCATAGCAACATTGCTTAAATTTTTTATCAGCAATCTTAAACAATACGCTACTATCTGCCATGCGGGTAATAATAACATACGCAACAATTGTATTACTTTTTCTTTAATCTGTATTACTTTCTCTTTAATCCCCATTTGTATATATCCTCCATTCCGTTTATTTTGTTCTTTACTTCATTCTTAACTCTTTCTCTGTATGGATTTACTTTGCACACTTCACACTGGTATTTGTTTTGTTTCAGATAAGCAAGTTCTGTTGCCTGTTTGCATATGTTACAATGTCTATTGTGAATTTCTTCTTCATCCAACATTGCGTACACTTTTAATAATATCGTTGGCAATCCTTTACCGCTCTGCTTCTCGAATTTATACGTTAAATCCTTGCTATTGTTTACTGCTATAAATTCTCCACTCACCCATTTACAAGCCTGTAAATAAGCATTTTTCATCGTTCTATCCGTGAATTCTTTTTGGTATACTTCTACTGCTATTAACATGGCTCATTCCCCTTTGTTATGATTTTGCTTTCAATTCCTCTTCCAATTTCACTCTTGCTTCTACCGCTGATTTATCAGCTAATTCGTTTAGTAAGTCACCTCTGTGACCTTTCACTTGAATGAAAGTAATTTGTAAATTCTTTTCATATACAAGTTTATACATCTTTTCCCAAATATGTTTGTTTTTAACTTCCTTACCGTCTTTTGTTTTCCAACCATTGACACGCCACCTTGAAAGCCAACCTTTTGTTATGGCGTTCACTACATAGGACGAATCACTATAAATAGTCACCTCATACCTGTTTATTTTTAAGGATTTTACTAACGCCATATAAACTGCTGTTAATTCCATTTCATTATTTGTTGTTAATTGTTTGCTTCCAGTAACAATGTTTGTTTTAATTCCTCTGTCACATGGAATAGCTTCTACATAAGCCCAACCACCTACACCGGGATTTCCTCCGCAACTTCCATCTGTATAATATGCCGCCTGTTTCATTTTTCGTTCCTACCTTTCACAATATCAACATAGATTTTAATTATTGACTTTGCAACTATTTCCCACAATGTTATACCGTTTACTGTTCCAATCCATTTACGCTCACTGTTTAATAATCCCATATGCCAGAATTGAAACACTTTTTTGTTTTTTCTGTTTGTTTCTCTATATGCTTCAATACCTTGTAAATTATAGCCATAATGCTCACATATTCCCATCAGAGCATTTTCTAATAATTCTATAGGTAACTTCCCATTTGTTTTGATTCCTTCACGTTCTGCTAACTTTGCTACTGGTTTAACCTTCCACAAGAATTTATTTAATTTTATCTTGTTTTCTTCCTTCGTACAATCCAATGATACTAAGTGTTCTGTTGTTATTTTTGTTTTAGGTTTTGTTTCTGTTTTCATCGCATCCACCCGTATTAAAAAAGGATGGACAATAGCAATTTTATTTTGCCTACCATCCATCCTTTTATAGTGATTTTGTTTTTGATACCAAGTAAAGAGTCTATGTCGAATATATTTTATTTGTTTCGTTTACAAGTTACATTTTGTGGAAATTAGATTTCCCATTCATCATCGTCTTCTGCTTCTTCGTCTTCCCAGTCTTCGCTATCTGCTTCTTTTGCTTCTGCATCTGCCTTTTTCAGAAGTTCTGCATATTTCTCCGGTTTCTGTTTCGGCTGTGTTTTGATTCCTCTGTCTACACACATCTTATACAGTTCTTTTGCTGGCTTTCCTGCATATGGGTCAGATTCTTCTTCGTCTTCATCGTCCCAATCTTCATCCTCGGCTTCTTCCGGTTCTTCTTTCTTTGCAGGTTTGGTAGCTTTCTTTGGCTCTGCCTTTGCTGTTGCTTTCTTCTTTGCAGGTTCGATTTCTCCATTGTCCAGTTTTTCCAGTAACTCAATCAGAGCATCTTTTTTTCTGGATTTACACATAGAGGAAATACCACGTTTACAACACAGTGCATACAGGTCTTTAGCGCTCATGCTTTCATAATCTTCACCAGATTCATCCGGCTCTTCTTTTGCTTTCTTTGCACTTGCTTTCTTTGTTTCAGATTTTTCTTCCTGCACTTCTGTAACATCTTCTGCTTCTGCATCCACAATATCACCATCCTGATTTGTTTTCAGTCCAGTTTCAACAACTCTCGCTGTTACTTTCGGAATTGCTGATAACAGGTCTAACAGGAATGGACTGTTATCCATTGCTACTGTTCTTGCGAATAATGGGTATCTGCTACCGATTTCTTCGATGTTCTCCTTGTTTGTTCCATACAGTTCTTTTGCCGCTTCATATGCGCTCCAATTCTTTGCCATAATTTTGTTTCTCCTTTTCTGTTTTTCTTTGTTCTTTTATTTTTTTTGCTTCAACTTCTGTTGTTGATTTTATTCTAACACAAGTCTAACATTTTGTCAACAACTATTTTTATTTTTCTGAAACTTTTTTCAGTGCTTCATCGACTGCAAGTTTCAGACTTTTTAAACCATCCTCGGACATAATTCCAAGACCACCTCTGAGAAAAACTTTTCTTTCTTTTCCTTCTTCCTCTGTTACCAACTGTTCTGCAACAGAATAGCCCAGTGTTTCTCCTTCCAGATTCTGTGCTTCTGAAATTACCACATTTCTTTTTTCTTTAATTCTCGCTTTTGCAAGTTCTGTGTAATTTAATCTTCCCATTCGTTTGTTTCACTTCCTTCCTGTTCTTCCTCACCATTATCTGGTAATTCGATTACAGCCACAAAACGTAACTGTATATAATCTTCATCTACAAGACTACAAATGTTATCAAGATTCACATTATCAACCATAGACTTGAATGGAATCTTTGCATTTCCGTCTTTGTCGAAGTTTACAGCACCAATTGTAAAAATTCCAAGGTTCATAGCTTTACCAGTTCCACATTTTGCCTGTACTGTAATGTCACTATTTAATCCCTGTAACAATTCCACACTCGTAAGAATTTCATCATAGCGCAACTTGAAAGTAACTTGCACTGTTTTATTTTTTCCAATGTTCATACCTTCAAACGTTGCAATACCTTTTTGTTTGAATTTCTTTTCCAAATCAATATTCCTTTCTGTTCTGTGTTATAGTTCTTCTTCTGTTCTTGTTTCTTTCCTTCTGCATTGTTTCATAATGTTCTTGTTCTTTTTGTTTTTCTTTTAAGAAAAGTTTTCTTGCTTCAATACTTTGTTTTGCTTTATGTTTATCTACTTCAAGTAAAACATTGTTTGTATTGTTTGTTTTAATATCTGTATTACTTGAACTCGAAGAGTTCTGTAATATGTGGCATGAAGTCGAAGACTTCAAACCCCCTTTTCTTTTCTCCCCCTTATCATACACCTTGTCAAGTGCTTTGTCAACATTTTTTTTATATTTTTTTTCTAACAATGGTGACAGCTTACTTTCTTCTTTTTCTCGTTCTTCTTTTAATTCTTCTAACACAGATTGCCTTACAAGGTCTTTAAATGCTTCTATATCAGATTCTTTTATCGAAAGCCATACTTCATCTGTATTAAGGAATTGAAAAGCAAATACAGGTAACTTATGGGCTTCTATTGCATGAGATTCTAGTGTATGTAAATATTCTTGCTTTACTGTAAAAGAACTGTTATCTGTTGATTTTAACTCACATATACAATGGTCTGATTGACCGTCACACTTTTCTATCCATGTTGCGCCTGAGTTTCGGGTAGGTTTAAAACCTATCCTTTTCATTACTTCTGCTTCATTCTTTCTATACCATTTTGTACTACGTTTATTCATGTTTTGTTAGCACCTCGCACTGTTTCTTGTATTTACAAGTCCAACACGCAACAATTCTTTTACTATAAGATTTTCCAAAACACTTTACTAAGTTTCCTAACTTTTGTTTTGTGATATGTTCATTTGTGCAATCTACATGACAACAGCAACTCATAAGACAATCATCACACAATGTTTCATATCTTTTTTTTCAATTTTCATTTTATTATCTCCTTATATTTTTACATAAGAAAAGGGCAATATAGATATGCTTTAGAAGCCCCTATTTATGCCCTATTTTCCATTTTTATTCCTCAGCTAATTTACACCTTATATCATCTTCGATAAAATCCAAATAAGGTTGAAAAGAAGCACAGGCACGGGAACGCATTTCTTTAAATTCCTCAGTACCAAACAAATCTTTATAACGTGTCTCAGCTTCTACTATTTCCTTTGTATAAGATGCTATGTCCATGCTATTCTCCTTTCTGCTGTATGATTGATAATATTTTTTGTTTGTCTTCTGTTACAAGTCTATGCCACAAATCAAAACCTGTTGTACCATCATAATCATAAAACGCATAACCATATTGAGTACATTTCTTAATCCATTGCACTGTATGTTTTTGTTGTATTGTTACAAGCTGTTTTGCTATTGCATCATATTCTCTGTCAGTTATAACACTGTTATCTGCTTCATAGTATAGGTAGGAATGAATTAATATAACACGCTGTAAAAAACTACATTTTAATTTGTCAGACCAATATACAGGCAAATTATACATAATCTTCAATGCTCCTTTCTGGTAACATTGCTATCTTATATGCTAATTTACAACATTTTCTCCATTGTTTATGAAACGCTTTATTTGTTATTATACCATAATCTGACGTAGTACACATTACATTTGTTTCTTCTGTTCCACTTAATGTTTTATATTCCCATACAACAGGGCAAGTGTATTGACAATCTCTATAGCTTCTATCACTTATAATTTCAAATTGTGGTGCATGATTTATATATTTATTACGGAACATACAACAAAAGCAATCAGCATTTACCATTGTTTGTCTATAATATGATATGTTTTCATCATAATATTCTTTTTCAACTTCTGTCACTGCTTCATTCTTAAAGTCTTTATTCAATAAAATCATTGTTTCAAGATATTCATTCTTATATTTCCATATGTTGTCATACATGTTTTCTTTGTCTACTGCTATTGCGTGTGCAATCCATTTCCACATTTTCCGATGTTCAAGAACTGCTTTACGTTTATGAAATAAAATCCAATCCCTTTCTAGCTGTTCTTGTTCTCCATATGTTATTTTCTTGCTTCTCATTTTGTTACCTCCTTACTTGTTTAACTTGTTATCTTTTACTCAATTACATTTTAACATAACAACATTTTATTTGTCAATAA